CATCAACCCACTCATTTTTGGTGAGAAGGATTTTTCCAATTTTGATGATGCATACCTGGAGTGTAAGAAACTTTATGGTTATGCACAACCAGGAAATTATCACATGGTAGATACAGACGAAAATGCTGTCGTCAAACGATTGGTTGATACCATCGAAGAAGGCAAACGTCTGATTCAACTTACCAAGAATCCCCTGTCGAAACGAATGATTTCTGATCGTATAGGGAAATTACAAGAGATGGAATCTGTGTTACAACAACATAGACTTTCATCTGGTGTGCGTATGAAACCATTTTGCGCCGTGGCTTTTGGGCCTACTGGCGTAGGCAAAAGTACTATTGCACCACTCCTGATGTATCATATATTGCAACCCAACGGGTTTGACGCATCAGATGATGCTTGTCTCATGATGAAGGCAGGCCAAAAGCATGAAGAAAATTACAGGACTTACATTAATGGAGTTTACTATGATGATTTTGCTAATACCAAAGCAGAATTTGTCAGTGAATCTCCATGTGAGGACCTACTTGATACAGTCAACACCGCCCGTAGCACAGCTCGTATGGCAGCACTAGAATTGAAAAGTAAGGTCTCCAAGCAGCCAAAAGCTGTTGTTGTGAGTACAAATGTGAAAGATCTGAATGCCACGAAATATTCCGAAGAACCCGCATCTATTACAAGGCGGGCGGATATTTATTTGATCTTCCGAGTGAGAGAACAGTTCCAGTGTAATGGTATGCTGGATTCTTCACTTGTAGAAGAGCATTATGGCGGGAACGTCCCTGCTGTGCCCGATTTGTGGGAAATAGATTTGGAAATTTCGTATCCAGTGGCGAATCCCACACCTGGCCGACATGATACTATCGGTTGGAAACAGGTTGTGTGGAATGGTAAACCCATGGTGGGAGTAGATATGAAAACTGCACTGCAGTATATAGTTGTTGCTTCTCGCCAACATTTTGTGACCCAGAAGGCTATGGTTGAACGTAGCACTGGTTTGTCATCAAAATTGTCGTTGTGTCCAACATGTAAAAGTTCGGCAGACATTTGTGTTTGTGGATTGGCACATAATGTCGGATATAACGTGGTACGCCCACCACCTACACCAAAATCGCAACCCGCAAAACGGAAACTAAAGCCGGATAGAGCGGGTCGTGTACGGACCTATTCCGTCGAAAGCATTAAGAAGCGAGAGGAAGTTTTTTCTCGAGCTACAGCAATCGATGGACGCCTATCCTGTGAACTGGAAGAACATTC